ATCCTATGTTCAAGCTTGGCATGCAGCAGACTGTTGATCTGTTGACTGTCAATAAGTGAGACTTTGCTTCAAAAAAGCAATCCCGAGACACTCTGAATATTCTGTTGGAAGATTATGTATCTAAGGGCAATACTGTAACAGAAGTACGTGCTTCTAAAAGAAAAGTAAAGACATTTCGACGATAACAGGAGACACAAATGGCACGGATGAAAGAATTCTATGAGAATGTGGAAAATCTTGTATATGAGGCAATCGAACATGGTGCTAACACTACGGATGACATTTATGCATATGTCACACAATATGTGCCACCTTCGTTAGTGTCACATAGTCTAGTAGAGGATATTGCAATCGAATATTCCTCTGTAGAATGTGAACCCGACAACGTGTACTAAGTTAACTCTCTAAGGAAATCTGAAAATGGCTAAACGTGCAAAAACTATCGTAAACCGTGCTGCTGCCTTTCTTGCCGAGAAGGGTGAAGTAACTCCTACTGAACTTAACGATCATCTGAAAGTTGGTAACTATGCATCCAAGTATGTTCTGTATATGAAGATCGCTGGTCATGATGTCACTACTGTTAAGAATGGTCGTACTGTTGTAAAGTATGTTTATGTGTCTGGACCAAAAGTTCCTGTTCCTGTTGCTGCTCCTGAAGCTAAGCCTGCTAAGGTAGTTAAGTCTGCTAAGTCTACAAAGACTATTGTTATTGATGATGATAAGCCTGTTATGGATCGTGTACGAAAGTCACGAAAGATTGATGATGTTGAAGAGACATTTGGTTCTACTGGCAGCATCGGTTCTTATTCTGTAGATCGTGATTGGGATGAAGTACCTGCATCCTTCTCCCGTCGTGATCTAGGTCTATGATCACTCCTTGCATAAATGTCTGTAAGATTGCACCTGATACACAAGTTTGTATCGGGTGCTTTCGTACATTACAAGAGATTACTGAGTGGTCCCGTTTGACAGATACAGAAAGATATGATATTATGAATAGACTAAAGGAAAAACCCAATGAAAAAGCCGAAGAAGCCACGAACAGCTTACGTACTCTTTAGAAAAGATACGCCATTCAAACCCAAAATTGTGAAGTGCCGTAAAAAGTATTCACGTAAAATCAAACACAAGAATGCACAATGAAATACATTCTATTATATGTCTGGTTTGGTACACATGGTGTAGGTACTATGACACAAAAGAATATGACATTGGATGAGTGTAATAAACTGAAACAGATTGTGCTGCAGTTTATCATTGATCAAAAAAAACCATCAGATGTTGTTGTTTGTATTAGAGATGATTCAGGAGATGACCTATGAAGATTGAAGTTGAACTTGACGAAACACAAATGATTCCATATCTAACAGAAGTTGCTAGAGATCAAATTTGGCATATCAATGCTACGATCCAAAGTCTAAGAGAAAACTATACAAAAGAAGATCAGCCAGATTATCTTTTCAAAGACCTACGAGATTTCTTTGCGACTCTTGATGCAACAAACAAGATGCTAGAGTATTTTGGTGGTGAACAAGTAGAAGTTTTTTGTGCTCATGTTACTCCTGGATTTGATCTGGATGGTAACCCGTTCAATAAATAACGATGTCATCAATAAGATGATTTAACCATGGAGAAATGATATGAAAAAGCTTGCTACTATTCTAACAGCAGGTATGTTTTTGGTTGCTATTCCTACTCTTGCTCTAGCAAATCCAGTAACAAAATCAACAAAGAATTCAACATATACTGTCTTTCAAACGGAAGAAGATAAGTTTCTTATTCGTATTCCAGTCTTGGGTTATGATAAGTCTGGTCTAGATGCTTCCATGAAAGGAAATGTCTTGACAATCACAGGTACTCCTGCTAAAACAGATATGAAGATTGTTCGTAGAGGATTTATGCCAACAGCCTTTACAACATCTTTTACTTTTGTTAAGAATGCTGTAGTGTCAGAAGTGACTGTCAATGCTGGTATGCTTACAATTGCTGTTACTGTACCACTAGCAGAAGATCAACGAACAAAGAAGATCACTGTTCGATAAAATATGGAGTGACCTGTGAATATTTTCTATATTGATGTTTCTCCTACTCAATGTGCTCAATGGATGGTAGATAAGCATGTGGTCAAAATGATACTTGAGACATGCCAACTACTATCTACTGCTCATCGTGTTATTGATGGTGTTTCAACAAAAGGAAAATCTAAGACAGGTCGTAATGTAACAAGATATGTGTTGCCTGATTATCGTGAAGATATTTTGTATCAAGCAACACATATCAACCACCCATCATCAGTCTGGTGCCGTGAAACATCTGCTAACTATGAATGGCTACATGTTCATCTGGGTGCATTGCTTAAAGAATATACATATCGTTATGGCAAAACACATTCTTGTCATAATCTTTATGAAGTTCTTACTGTACGTCCACTAAATATACCAATCGGTATGTTCTCACAACCAACACCTGCTATGGACACATCGTTTATTATCTCAAACGATTCGGTAGAAAACTATCGTAATTATTACAAGCAGGGTAAGGTCCATCTTCATTCGTGGACCAAACGTGACAAGCCTATCTGGCTATAATCAAAAACAAAATAAGGAGTAAGCCCATGACAGTCCGCAAGACTGCTCTAGCAGCATTTTTTTTACTTTTTTCTGTAGTGCCTTCTTCAGCACAAACACAAGATAATATCTTCAATCGTGCATTTTCATATGTTGGATTACATGAAAAAAGCAACCGTACACAAATTAAGAATGTGACAAAAGTAGATCCAGTACGTACACCATGGTGTGCAGCGTTTGTTAATGGTATTCTAGCACAAGCAGGTATGAAAGGTACAGGTTCAAATTTAGCAATCAGTTTTACTAAATATAAGACAGCAACATCAAATCCAGTTAAGGGTGATATTGTTGTTATTAGAACAGGACGTAGTAGACGTGGTAGATCAGGTAATCATGTAGGTATATTTGAAAAGTTTGTAGGTAATAAAGTTGCTGTTCTAGGAGGAAATCAAAGTAATAAAGTAAAGATTTCATACTTTCCTAAGAGTAGTGTAATTTCTTATAGAAAGGTTGCTTAATGCCATCATATTCATATCATGATACTAAGAAAAATGAAGATGTAACATTAACAATGTCTATATCTGAGATGGAAGATTTTGAGAAAAATAATCCACACATGCAAAGGATTTATAATAGTATGAATATTGTTGATCCAGCAGGTATTGGAGTATCAAAACCACCTGCAGATTTCTCAAAGCATGTTCTTGGTCGTATTAAAGCTAAGAACCCACACAGCACAATTGGTAACGCTAGGTGGTCGGTGCCTAAAGAAATATGAAATCAAGAAATAGAAGTAATAAGTATTTAAGGGGCTCTTCTTTTATTAGAAGGGCTCCTTTGTCTTTTAAGGGAGTTCACATGGCTAAGAAAAAGCAGAAACAAACAGCACAAGAACAAGTCAAGAATCATTTTGAACTGAGACATATCAATCCATTAACACCAAATCAACATAAAACTTTCTCTGCTTATAAACAAGGATTGAATTTGTTCTGCCATGGTTATGCAGGTACAGGAAAAACATATTGTGCTATGTATCTTGCTTTAGAAGAAATACTTAAGACTAATACAACATATAGTAAGATAGTTATAGTTAGGTCTGTTGTTCCATCAAGAGATATGGGTTTTCTTCCTGGTAATGTAAAAGAGAAAAGTCAAGTGTATGAAGAACCATATAAAGAGATTTGTGATGATCTCTTTGGTAGAGGTGACGGTTATTCAATACTCAAGATGAAAGGTTTAGTTCAATTTACTACAACATCATTTCTTAGAGGTATGACATTCAATAATGCTATTGTTGTTGTAGACGAGTGTCAGAATATGTCCTTTGGTGAACTTGATACTGTAATGACAAGAATGGGTGATAATTCTAAGATTATGTTTTGTGGTGATTTCAGACAGACTGATTTAGTTCATGAGAAAGATAAGAGTGGTCTACGTAGTTTTATAAATATAACTAAACAAATGAACAGATTCTCATACATCGAATTTGAGAAGGCAGATATTGTCCGATCAGGTTTGGTTAAGGATTATATCATCAAGAGAACAGAGATAGGAATATGTTAGGATTTATTCAATACTTATTAGAAGCAACATCTATTGATGATGAACTTCTAGGACATTTGACACATACTAAGGATATTCCACATGAATCTCCGGAGCATGTTCATACAGCTATTGATCTTATTCAACAATTTCACAATCTAAGACAAGGAAAACAAAGCACAGTATCAGCATCACTAAAACATGATGGTGGTGCTTCTGTTCATATTATTCATGATAAAGATGGTAGAGTTGGTGTAACAGATAAACATAGATTAGATAGAGGTGTTGTTGCTTATTCTGACCAAGAGGTAGATAAGCATTTTGGTAAACATCCAGGTTATGCTGCTGCTCTGAAAAATCTTAGAAATCATGGTCATGAAATAGTATCACAAGGACATCATGTTCAAGGTGATATTCTATGGACACATGGTGATTCTACAAGCACCAGAAAAGATGAAAAAGTAGATTACACACCAAACAGAATAACATATCACGCTAAATCATCTGCTCCTATAGGTATTGCTATTCATACAGAAGTGAAAAATGGTATTGCACAAGCACAATCTAAAGGTGCTGTTAAGAAAAGCAAAAATATATTTGTACCAAGAACAGATTTCAATCCGTCAGAACATGAATATTCCGATAAAGATAAAAAAGCTGTTGAAAGTCATCTAGCAAAAGCTGCAGAACTTACAAAAAATCATACAACAGAACATCTAACACCAGAACATATTGAACATCTAACGATATATCATAATCGTGTTGCTCGTGGACATAGAAAACCTACAGTTGAAGGATATGCATCATATCTAAGATCACGTGGTGAAACAGATTCTAAAAAGCTAAAATCTGAAGCTGGCCAAAAGAAAATGCGTGATAAATTTGAAAGTATGGCAAGACATGTCGAACAAAATGCTGATCATTTTAATCGATCAATA